ACCGACAACCTCGAACGGCTGCGCCGGATCTTCGCCTCGCTCTTGGAGACGCTGCCGCGGGAGTGGCGCGGGCCGGATCACCGCCTGATCCAGAACAATCGCAACGGCATGGCTTTCGCCAACCGCAGCGTGATCGACCTCCTGGCCGCAGCAAACAACCCGGACCTCGGCGCCTCGCGCGCGCTCAACATGATGCACGCCACCGAATGCGGGACGTGGAAATCGCTGGCCGGCGTTGAGTCGCTCAAAGCGGCACTGGCTCAACGCAACCCCAATCGCCTGTACGTCTACGAGTCAATCGCGAACGGATTTAATTGGTGGTATCACCACTGCCAGCGGGCCAAGCAGGACCGCCACATGCGGTTCATCTTCTGCGGCTTCTGGTCGAATCCCACCTACGCAATCCCGCGCGACGATCCCGACTATCGCACCTATTGGGACGGCACGCTCACCGAGGACGAGATCAAAAAAGCCCGCCTCGTGCGCCAGGAATACAAGACCATCGTCACGCCCGAGCAAATCGCGTGGTGGCGGCGCGAGTCCGAATATCGCGCCGAGGAGTACATGCTGCGGCACTACCCGTGGCATGAGCGGGAATGCTTCATCGCCTCGGGCTCGCACTTCTTCCCGGCCGCGCGCACCCTGGAGATCGGCGAGGCCCTGGCGACCGGCGCGCCGTACAAGGGCTACAAGTACATTTTCGAGGATCAATTCCTGGCCAGCAGGATCGAGCAGACAAAAGACTCCGACGAAGTCACGCTGCGGGTCTGGGAGCCGCCGCAGCCAAACGGCATCTACACGATAGGGATCGATCCCTCCGGCGGCGGCGGCGAGGATGCCAACGATCACGCGATTCAAGTGCTGCGCTGCTACGCCGACCGGGTCGTGCAAGTCGCCGAGTTCCAGTCCAACAGGCCGCTCACCTACCAGCTCGCCTGGGTGCTGGCGCACCTCGCCGGCTCCTACCGCAACCACATGGCCAATCTGGAGGTGACCGGCGTCGGCGCCGCGGTCATGCCCGAGGTGCGCAATCTGCGCCAGCTCGCCGAGCGCGGCATCCTCCAGGCCAATCCCGCCAGCGACCGCATCCTCGACATGATCGGACAGGTGCGCTGGTTCCTCTACTCACGCACCGACACGTTGGGCGGCGCCGGCAACATCATCAACTGGAAGACCAACGCCGACAACAAGCTGATGATCTACAGCGAGCTGCGCGACTCGCTGATGCTGCGGCGCCTGGAAATCCGTTCAACGAGCCTGATCAACCAGATGCAGGCCACCGTGGAAGACCAGGGCGCAATCGGCGCGGGACCGGACACCGGGGAGAACGATGATCTGGTGAGCGCCCTGGTGCTCGCCCATCACACTTGGATCAAATGGTATCGCGACGGTCTGGTGGCGCGCGGCCTTACCTGGGGAGCGGCGCATATCGAGCCGCCGAAGCAAGCCGACATGGGATTGACCATGAGTTGGATGGTCAGCGAGCATTGGCGTAAGGTCAACGAGAAGAACCGCAGCCGACGCGAACGATTCTGAGGAGGCACATCATGGCAGAAGTCGCACCGCTCGTAGTTCCGGTCGTTAGCAGCGTCAATCCGGGTTCGGGGCCGCAGACGGGCGGCACCGCAGTAACCATCACCGGCAGCGCCCTCACCGGCGCGACGGCCGTCACGTTCGGCGGCGTTGCGGCGACCAGCTTGGTGGTCGTCAACGACACCACAATCACATGCACCACCCCGGCGGGCTCGGGCGTGGCGCCCATTGCCGTCACGACCCCCGGCGGCACCGGCACCGCTGCCGCAATTTTTGAGTACACCCTGTTCTCGAACTTTCCCGCGGTGCGAACATCGGGCATCGGCATCGACGCCACCGGCCATGTCTGGCTCAACAGGAATGGCGCGTGGATCAACATGGGCATCCCCCCGAGCTGGACTCCCGGTCTGCTGGCGGCGGACCCGCAACAAGCTGCCATCGAATCGCCGCCAGAACCGGAACCAGAACCGGAAGAGCCCGAGCCGCACCACAGCAAAGCGCACGCGCGGAGACGCTGACGTGCCCATCGTCCGAACTTTCCAGTGCGGCGAATGCTTCCACCGCATCGAGGTGACGCTGGCGGCCGAGCAGTGGGATGACCCGCCGCCGTCATGCCCGGAATGCGACCGGCGCGCGATGCAGCAACAGTTCAAGCCGGTCGCGATCAACGGCTCGAACAATGCCAGGGCCGCGGCCATGGCCGACGACATCATCCACAACGACTATCACGCCGCCGACTTCAACCGCGACCGGCACGAAGGCGCGGTGCCCACCGTGCGCTACAAGGACCAGACCCCCGATCTGCCAAAGGCGAACTGGCAAGCGATAGGCCGCGAGGCGTTGGAGATGGCGATTGCCAACGGCCGGCAGACGCGGCTCAATTTCGGGTCAGGCCTCGACGTGCTCCAGGCCAATCTCAAGAGCGGGGCGCAGCCGGACTTGATCGAGGTGTCGAAGCGGAGATCGGCGCGGATCTGGTGAAGCATGGCGCTGAAGATCCCCGACGCCAAGGACAAGGGCGCTCCGCTCGAAGAGTGGACCAAGGAAATCATTGACGAGTGCATGGGAAGTTCCCAGGAACGGGGAACGATTTATGTCCGCGCCGGTCAGTACTACTATCAGGGCACCGGCGACTCGCGCGCCGCCATCTACAACAAGACCAAGCCGTTCGTGGACAAGCTCAGCGGCTTCCTGATGCAGCCGACCGATGTGCGTTTTCAGGTGACCTACGATTCCGGCGAGCCCCAGGACGTGCTCGACCGCGCCCAGCTCGTCGGCGAGAAGCTCTCGGACGACTTCCTCAACACCAACTCCGACGTGACCTTCGCCGAGGCGACCACTTGGTCGCTGGTCAACGGCTGCAATCTCATCAAGGTGCGACCGGACGGTTACTCGTTCAAGATCGCGCCGGTCCACCCGCAGAATTTCGGCGTGCTGTCGGAGACGATTGTCGGCCTCGATGAGCAGGAAGCGTTCTGCCACGTCTCGTTCCCGACCATATCGCGGCTGCGCACCATCCTGCGCGACATCGACCACCCGCGCGAGGACGACATCATCGCCGCCGTGCTCGAGGCGCGGCCGAGCGACCGCGAAGAAGAGCCGGAAACCTATTTCCATCAAATGGTGGTCGGCGGCATACAGCCGGTCGGCAGCGAGGGGTCGAGCCCAGCCGCGGCCGGCATCGTCAACGTCTTCCCGACACCGACGCCCTGGCAACCGCAAAAGAAAATCTCGCGCACCGTGCGCCACTGCGAACTGTGGGTGAAGGACCGCGACCGCGGCGACGACTACACCGTGATCCAGTGCATCTACGGCAATCCAACGATCATCATCGAGGGCGATGTCACCCGGCGCAATCTGTCGCGCGTGCCGGGGCACTCGTCATTCGTCAAGCTGCAGCCGCAGTCCACACCGGGCTATTTCTGGGGCCGTTCGATCATCGCCGACATCCAGATGCTGCAGGACTTGCTGAACAAGCGGCTGCGCGATCTGAAAGTCATGTGGGACCGCAACGTCAATGCTCCGCAAGCGCTGTCGGGCTTCACCAGCGTCACCGAGGAGATGTACTTCAAGATCATCAACGAAGGCGGCTTCATCAACGACCCGAACCCGAACGCCAAGGCCGCCAAGCTCACCGAGCCACCGCCGCAAGGCTACCTCGAGGAGCTGCAATTTATTTTCCAAATGTTTGACGAGGCCTCGGGCTTCTCGCCGATCATGTCCGGTCAGGGCGAGCCCGGTGTGCGCGCTGGCGTCCATGCGCAGACCCTGGTGCGAACATCCTCCCCGCGCCTGATCGACCAAGCGGCGCGCATCGAGCGCCAGCTCGCCGATGTCGGCTACCTCGGCCTGCGCGTCCAGCAGGCCATGGACCCGTTCGTCTACCACACCGACAGCGGCACCGAGTTCTTTCTGACGCAGATCCCGGAAGGCTTTCAGGTGGTCGTTGATTCGCACTCGGCGTCGCCGGCCTTCGCCGAAGACAACCGCCAACTCGCCATTGCGCTGGCTCGCGCCGGCGCTGTGGATGCCGAGGATCTGATCCACATGCTGCACCCGCCAGGGGCCAGAATGCTGCTGTCACGGCTGCGGCAACGCGAGAAGCAGCAGGCACAGGCGGCGAAACAGGAGAAGGCCGAGGGCTTCATGCGCGACGTGCTGCGCATGCCCGAGCACAAGTCCGCCGCAGGCGGCGGCCGGCGGAAGAAGTAGGGCCGCGGTTGCGGACGTGTCGTATTTGGCGCTAGCTTACGCCGCAATCGTGCTGATGGGTGGCCGATGGCCCAAGGCGACATTGAAGACGACGTGGCGGGAACTCCCGCTCCTCCTGGCGACGGCGCTGCTCCTCCTGGCGGGGCCGGCGGCGGCGGTGGTGGCGGCGGCGCTCCTCCCGGCGGCGGTGGCGGCCCGGTAATCGCTGCGCTGGCGCGGCAGTCGCAGGGGCCGCAGACCTCCGCACCCGGCCCCGGCAATCAGGCCGACTCCATGAACAAATTGCTGCAGGCGATCCAGCTCATCCAGCAGGCGGCAATCGGCCTGCAGCCGGGAACGCCGCTGTTCAAGGAAGCCAACCGCGCAGTCGGGATGCTCAGTAAGCATCTGCCGCAAGGCGCGCCGACCGCCGGTGTGCAGCTCACCGGCATGCGTGACCTGTTGCGGCAGATCATGCAGAACAGTTTCTTGCCGCAGATCATGAAACAAATGTCCCAGGCTGGTGGCGGTGGCGGACAAGGTGGTCCAGGCCCGCAGCAGCCGCCGATGCCGAGTACGCCTTTGCCTGGGGCGTAGGATGGTCTACGTTCCGACCCCGCACTCTCCGATACTGCGCCAAAGAATGCAGGAGGAGTGCGATAGATGGCCACCCAAACTGTGGAAGCCCACCGTCGAAGAATCGTTCGCGGTGGATCTCAAATACAGGAGTCTGAATCGTGGCACAGAATCGCAACTCCGCGCTGCTGCCAGGAGCTTAAGGAAAACCTAACATGGCCCAGAACAAATCCTTCGACCCGCCAATTTTAACGCCGCCCTCGACGCCCCCTAGAACGATTCTTCAGGTGGATACGCAATCTGAAATTTCAGAATGGGGAAGTATCCCGAAGATTGTTCCTAAACCCGAGGGAGGAGTCCCGCTCCAGCCGAGCATAATCGGGAAATCTAACAACAACTAAGCGGAGGCGGCCGTGCCCAGAGAGATCTCCGACGAAGAATATTCCTTCCTACAAGGCAGGCGTCAGGTCGCCGACTTCGTTGAGCCGATCTACAATCACCCCACGCTCGGCAAAGAGGCGAAGCGCCTGATCAAGGCCGCCTACCCGCAAGTGCGGATCGCCGACTACGACATCGAGACCAAGATCGACACGCGCTTCGAGCAGGAAAAGAAAGAGCGCGAGCAGCGCGAGGCCGCCGACCGTCAGAAGGCGCAGGACGCCAAGTGGCAGGGCGCCAGGGCCAAGGTGCAGAAGGAATACGGCCTCACCGAAGAGGGCATGGAGAAGCTCGAAGCCTTCATGAAGGACAAATACATCGGCGACTACGAGGTCGCTGCCAGCTACGTGGCGTCGAAGGAACCGAAGACCTCGGAGCCGTCTTTCGCCGAGCATTTCTGGCACATCGACCGCCAGCCGGGGTTCGAGGATATGGCCAAAGACCCCGAGGGCTACGCCTTCAAAGAGTTCGTACAGGCGATCAAACGCGACGAGCAACGCGCCAAAGGGCTGCAGTAATGAAGTGGTCTAACCGCTGTTGCGCACAGTGCGGGGAAAAAATTGAGCCGCGCCAGTATACCCACAGGCGTGGCACGGGCAGGCCCTCAGTAGAGTGGTATCAACCAAAAAGATACTGCTCGTTGAGCTGTAATGCTCTTTCACAGAACACAAAGCGACAAGCGAAAGCCCGCGGATGGGGCCTCGACAGGCACGGCTATGTCATTTTGAACAATGGAGCGAAGGGCGGTTACAAACAACCAGAGCATCGTGCGGTAATGGAAGAGATGCTCGGCCGCAAGCTCGAAAAGCACGAGACAGTCCACCACAAGAACGGCATCCGACACGATAACCGACCAGAGAACCTCGAACTCTGGAGCGGGCGTCACGGGCGAGGGCAGCGACATGTCGATCTGGATATCTGGAGCGGGATGATCCCTTCCTACCAGATCGATTGCAGGTTGTAGGAGGCGAAATTGCCAATCTTGGGTAGTGGCATAATCCCCAGCGGTCCTCTCGGAACGGAGCTGGAAACAACTATCAGGCGCGTGTTCGCGCAGATGGTGGTTCTTCTCATTTATCGGCAGAACCCGCTGCTTGCGTTGCTGCTGAGAAATGCGATCCGCGCCTCGGGCGGCGTCTCGCCATACACCCAGCCGGTGCAGACCGGCCGCTACACCAACTCGTCGTGGATGGGGCCGGCCGGTCAGTTCGCGATCCCCGCCGATGTCGCCGCCACGGTGAACGCCGAGTTCAATCTCTGCGCAATGGCCACGCCAGTTTCCAGCTTCGGCCTGGAGCAGCTCGTCACCCAGGACGCTATCGCGGTGGCAAGTCGTTTGATGCTGAAGATGAACGACATGAAGAACTCAGCGCTCAAGGCGCTGGCGACCGCGCTGTTCGGCACGTCGCCGAGCGTGCTGCAGATGTTCGGCCTCTTGGACGCCTATGACGACGGCACCACCGTGGACGTGTACGGCGGCCTGTCGCGCGCCACCTACCCGACCTGGGGCGGTCTGGTGATCCCGGCGGCCGGCCCAGCGATGACGCGCGCCGCCTTCATCCCGCAGCTCCTGAAGGCCGTGAAGCATTCCGGCGGCGAGGCGCTCGACTTCGTTGTTTGCTCGGTCGAGGACTGGACTGCGCTAATGAGCGACTTTTTATCCATAGAAAGGTACAACAACGACCCGTCAAGCCGCTGGGGCAAAGATGATCCGGTCAATTCCGGCTTCCGTGGTTTGTTGTTAGGTGACACGCCGATCTTCTTCGATCTGAATTGCCCGGTGGGCACCGCCATCGGCTTCAACAGCAAATATATAACTTTGGTAATCCACGAAGATGCAAATTTCGCTTGGACAGGGTGGTATAGTACGATTCCACAAGGCCAGATCGCCAGCATCGGCCTGACCCTGACGGCGCTCAATCTTGTTTGCTCGAAGCCGAGCACCGGCCTGATCATGAAGGGCATCACCAACACGCTCGGCACCTTCCCGGCGCAGCCGCTCGGCACGCAGCCGCCGGCCGGCACGGCGCTGCCGCCCATCGTGGTGCCCGGTACGCCGATCCCGGACACCCCATGAACGATTGCTTCCCGCCACAATCGCAGTGGCCGTACTACTTCACCGGCCAGGACGCCGGTTGGGGGTTCATGCGCCCCTTCAATCCGGGGTATGCTTTCTGGCCGCCGCGCGGCGTGCCGACGTTCCCGAGGTTGCCGTGGCCGTTTGAAACGGACACACGGGCTCCGGGAACAGGTTTGCTGATGAGCGGCGGATCACCGCCGGCCGTGCCGCCGCCGTGCCCGCCGCCGCCGTGCCCGCCGCCAACGAGTACCGCCAATGCTGTCGGAGTACGTCAGCCAAACGCAGCAGTTCCTCAACGATCAGGCGGGACAGTTTTTCGCGCTGGACAACCTCCACAGTTTTATCAACCGCAGCCGGCGGCGAGTCGCGGCCCAGTCAGGATGCCTGCGCCTGCTGCCCGACCATACGCTTACGGTCCCGGGCCAGGAGGTCTACCAGTTCAGCGCCTTCAACGCCCAGGTCCAGGCCGGCCTGCCGGGGGCTAGCGCCATCCTCGCGTGCCGCTCCCTGGCAGTCGAGATAGGACCGGGCGGCTGGAAACCGATGTGGCGGCAAATCCCCTGGTCCGACTTCCAGGCGCGCTTCCGGATCTTCAACCGCACCTTCTACGGCCAGCTCGCCGAACCCGGTTGGTGGGCGCAGTACGGCTTGGGACCATTCGGGAAAATCTATCTGGCGCCGATCCCGGCCACCGCCGTGCGCATGGAGCTGGATCTCTCCTGCGTGCCGGCGCCGCTGCTCACCGACAACGATCCCGAGCCGATCCCGTACCCGTGGACCGACGCGGTGGCCTACTGGGCCGCGGTGCTGTGTCTGCTGCAGCAGCAGCGCCGCGAGGACGCCCTGGCCATGGCGATGATGTTCAACAGCGACATGCCGATGTGCGCGTCGGTGGTCTGCCCGCAGATGCTCATGACCCCTTATGGCGCGACGCTGCGGTCGGCGTGATCATGCGCTTCTGGTTCGACACTGAGTTCCACGAGGACGGTCGCAAGATCGACTTGATTTCGATTGGCGTCGTCGCTGAAGACGGCCGCACATATTACGCCGAAACCGAGTACGCCAAAGAAAAGTGCGCGACTGATTGGCTTCGTGCAAACGTGCTGCCGCATCTGCGCGGCCCGGAAAAATCGCGAGGCATAATCGCTAAAGACCTGATCGCCTTCATGGCCGAGAAACCGGAAATCTGGGCCTACTACGCCGACTACGATTGGGTGGCGCTCTGCCAGCTTTACGGCCGCATGATTGATTTGCCGAAAACTTGGCCGATGCATTGCTTGGATGTGAAGCAGCTCGCC